ACAACTGAAGCAATAAGAGAACCCATAGCAACAGCAAAAACTTTAACAATATCATCTACATTATCCACATTACTTATGGCTTTTGCCATTATGAACAATGATATTGCTATCATTATCATTGCCGTACTTACTGCTTTTATTGTACCATTTAATACTTTAATACCTTTTATACCTTCTTTAGATAAATTTCCACCTATTTTGGACACTAATTCCATCATTGCAATTATTGCAGCGAAGGCTCCACCCAAATAAACAAGAGATCTATCTATATCTTCTTCCGGTATTTTAGATATTATATATAATGAGGCTACAAATATGAGAAGAGTTGTTCCAATTTGTTTTAGAGTATCTGTTATGTTACCCATCTTCATGAAACTTTTTATCTTCTCGCCAAGTCCTCCTAAAGCATTAAATACACCATTTATTGCTGCAGTACCACTAGTTAATCCTTGTAAACTAGTTACTAATTGTCCTATTTTTAAACCACCAAGAATCATTACACCTTTAGTAATAACATCTAAAAGCTTTTTGAGTTTATCAACAGAGCCCTCGCTTGGTGTTTTTGAGAACAAATCTCGTATTGCTGTTGCTATATCACCTAATATGCCCTTAAAATCTGAATTCTTTATACTTTGTCCAACTGATTTAAAAAATTCAATTAAACCATCAAATGATGGTAATCTAAATCCTCTTATTTTGTCTGAAAGATTTTTAATAAAATCACTTACTTTTTGCAATATGGGTGTTGTTGTTCCATCTATATCGGAATTCATCAAACCTATTGCTTCTAAAAATGTAAAAATACTATTTACAACATCTTTTATAACATTTTTTAATGCAATAAATACAGAAACCATAAGATCTAAGATATTATACAGAAGCTGACTATCTTTAACAGAATTAAGTAAGCCAAATATCATATCCATGATTCCGCCAGAGGCATCACCTTGAACATTAAATAAATCTTTTATTCCTGTAAATAAATCTGTAAATATTGTTTTTAATCTTGCTAAACCACCAGTATCTATTGATAACAAATCTGCAATCTTTTTTGCAATATCTGATATAAATTTTGTAAAGCCAACTAATGTTCCTTGAACATCCGTTAAATCGAATACTGAAAACAATGATTCAAATACTGTTTTTATTACTGATCCTACAGAAGAACCTATTGATTTTATTGCCTCAAAAAATGTAATTAACTCACTTAATCCAGTACCCCTTGTAGGGTCCCAACCACTAAATGAATTAAAGAATTTTGTAAGGATATCAATAAATCCCATAAGATTTTTTCCAGTATCCTCTAGATTAAAAACTTTATAAAAAGCATCTCTTAATCTTGTTCCAAATTCGTATATTGGTTTTGTTACTTTTTTTACAGACAGAAGTAATGCATCTATTTTATAAGTAAAATCAGAAGTTGATGTTATTACCAATCTTCCAGCTTTTGCCCATTTTGAGAATGCATCAATAGCACCATTTAACCTTTTTACCCAATCGGATCCAAATAAAGCGTTTGTTCGCTCAACTATTGCTCTCATAACCATAAGAAAAGGCTGAACAATAGCGTGAATTCCTTCCATTAACTCCTTTGTATGTAAAAGAGATTTTTCGTTATCTGTTCCAATTCCTTCTGCTATAAACGAGAAATATTCCGAAATGCCAAGGATTATATCAGTTACTTGTTTTGCAAGCGGAGCTATACCTTTATTAAGACCATTAAATGCAATTCTTAGAGCATTCACCATCTGAATAACTTTACTATTTTGTTCAACTAATGGACTATAAAACATAGCACCCATTCTTGACATAGACGCTTTTACGTTTGATACAGCACCAGTAAAAGTTTCATTGGCTCTTTTTGCAATTTCTTTTAACTTAGTATTTAATCCTTCAACAACAACATCTGGAAGAATATTTGTCTTCTTATCAGTTATTGCTTCTCGTACCATTTCCTGGGATACTTCGAGATTCTTTTTAAGTAATCCAGATTGTTTTATTTCATCTCTTAAAGCTTTATCTATTTCTATTTTGCCTTTATTTACATCAGTTAAATATTCCGCTATATACTGGGCTGCGTTGATACCCATAGATGAGAATTGCTGTAATTCGTTACCCATTATTCGTCCCTGACCGGCTATTTTGCCCATTATATCAGAAACGCTTTGATATTCTGCGCCAGTAGCTGAAGCTAAGTTTGCAGTTGCTTTTAAATATGTATCAAGTTTTTCAGCTTCAATACCAGATGCAACAAAATTCGAAGCAGCTTTTGCAGCGGCATCAAATCCAAAAGCGGTTCCATCAACTGACTTCATCGCTCTATCCATTACATCTTGTACTTGCTTTTCATCATCTAACAAACCCTGTAATAAGAAATGAGCACTTTCTATATTCATAGCTCTTCTCTTACCACCTTCGCTTATTTGACTAAGCATTTTGCCTAATCCATTTTTAGCAAAGTTTACAGCGGCATTTGTTAAATTCTGAATAACAGTCATTCCGATTATTCCAAAAGCAGAAAATCTATCTTGTATAGACTGTAAACTATTTTGAATTGAACCAAAATCAACTTTAGCTAACGATTTTGCTACATTGTCAATTCCGTTCGTAGCACCTTTTAGTTGCAGATTTTTATTGAAGGTTTCAAGAGATTTTGAGGATTGCGCTATACCAGATTCAAACTGTTTGTTATCAAACTGCATCACGACAGCGCGTTCATCGACTGTTCGACTCATGATCTATTTACCTCCTTCCAAACATCATCTGCAATTTCATCAAATATCGGTTTCAAGGCAGGGTTTATATAATCAATTCCTGCCACATAACCTCCATTTTTAGTGCCATGACCATATTGTATCATTAAAGCAACATTATATTCACCACTTGTATTACTATTAAGCCATTCAATGGTTATACCATTGTCAGTTCGCTTTATTTCGTAATACCAGGAATTCGCAGTAAGGCCAGTATCTTTTGGGGTCGCATCTCGTAATGCCGCAACTCCTCTTCTGGCATATGATTCGATGTTACGATACTGTGAAATCGTCAACATTTTGTCAAAAAATATGTTAGCTTTTCTAAACTTACCGCGCTGTTTTACTTTAATTATATTACTCATTTCTCAATTTAAGAGTATAATCAAGAGATATCCAACCAGCACCGCTTTTAAGTTTGCCCCAACCAGACTTAGCACCTTTTCCTGATTTTGTTTCAACTATTGTATAAATACCTTTATCTTTTATAGATCCACAAGTACCATAATTTGTACCAGGTCCTTTACGAATGTTAAGGCTAGATACAGTAACCTGCACAAGATAACTATTATCTTTAGGTGTTTCAGGTTTTGTCGGTGCTGGAGAAGGTGTAGGTTCAACAGATCCGCTCATTTTGGCTTTTATGTCTTTCTCAAACTGACCCGATGTGATTAATTTAGAAAGATAGGGCCCAGGACAAGTCGTACTTGCAAACTGCTTATGCATTGTAATAGTACCTTTTTTAGTTCCATCATAGTGCGGGTCTATTTTGTATCTGGTACAAATATCAGCACAAAGAGCAACAAGAGAGTCATAACTTGCTTTACTAATTTTCCAATCAGGACCTTTTGTACTATTAGCAACCTCAATTGTAATTGCTTTATAGTCATTTGTCGGAGATCCTGATGTCCAAGCTCGCCTGTCTTCACTTACGCCACAAACAATATCTTTACCATTAATATAGTAATTAGCAGAGGCACTTCTCTCCGTAGTTGTAAGGTGATATTTTGCGCACTCTTTAGCACCCATATTTCCTGCCATGTGATGAGGTGTAATACGAATAACTTTATCAAGACCCCTCGGATTTGACTTCTTTTTTCCAAAGTCAACTACATCTGTCGTAAGTTTACTCTTCTTCATTTTGAGCAATCCTCCTTATAAATGTGGCTTTCTACCAGCCTTTCTAGCAGCATTAAGTGCTGAATTTTGAGCCCACAAATCGTGTTTTGACATCTTTTTCTTTGGTTTCTCTTCTTCACTACACCATGAAATTAATGCAATAAGATGATTTAAATGCCATTTTTCACAACTAAAAGGTATTCCAAAACAAATCATCCAATAATAAATAGTTTCATTGGTCATTAATTTGCCTTGAATATTTCCTCTTTTTCCTGAATTCATGGCTTTATAATTAAGAGCAGATCTTGGACTTTCTATATATTCCATTATCTTTTTTATATCACTACTAGTTAATCGATTGTATACTTCATCATCAACTTGATTAATAGTCATACATTTTATATAATCAAAAATTTGTTCTGGTGTTAACTCTCCTTTTTTGCCTATACTCATAAGAAAGGGCTTGCACCATTTCTGCTCCCAATTAGAAAGAGATAGGAGTGAATGCTCCAACTTAAGAGTTACAGGCTTACTATAAACAAACTTATTAGTCTTTTCATCAAAGTTTTCTTCTTTTACAGTAAGTTCGAGCATTGCACTCACCTCTTTAATATTCTTAATTAAGTGGAGTTGTTGTACCAGCTTCAATCTGCTTGGACTGTTTCTCCATTTCTTTTGCTACTTCCTGAGGGACAATAGCATTGACAAATTCAGATGCATGATCTGCTTCAATAAGCCAATCAAAGAAAACATCATAGGCAGGACTTTCTCTAAATGCCCTATAAATTTCAGGTCCTTTAGAAAAATTCTCACCATCAGGTGATTTTATACCGAATGATGTCTGAAGCAAAAGTGTAAGCATCTTAGAAATTTCTACATTATCTTTTGCCCTTACAATATTATTAAGAATGGCATACATTCCACCGGGAAAAGATAATTCGAGTTCTGTTAAATCTGCTCTTGAAACATGAAAATACAGATCTTTTTCTTTTTCGACTCCATTAAAGTCTACATATTTTGCTACGTATTTAAACATAATTAAGGTCTCCTTTTAATAAAAAATAGAGGGGCTAGAAAAATACCTAACCCCTCTTGATTTTGAAATTATTCAGATTCTGCGAACATCTCGATTACTTCATCGGGAGAATTCGGGAATCTCGGGTCTGTTGCTGTTGTACCAGCTGTTGCATTAGCGTCTGTACCATAAAGCATATCTTCAAGTCTCTTAAGAACAGCTTTCTGAGCAGAGTTAAGCATGGTCGTATCAATCTCGAGATGTGCTGTGGGCTTCATCTCATGCATATCAGCATCGAGGGACGATACTGAAACAGGCTCTGTAGAAACTTCCCAGCTAAATGTAATAGCTTCAGGAGAGTCATTCTGTGTTGCATAAGATCTTTCAGTCGTACCAGCTGTACAATTCCAAACAAGATGGAGGATATAACCATAGTCATAACCCTGAGTATCATTACCCTTCATTGTACGAACAGTAAAACCAAACTTCTTTCTATTCTGCTGTCCAACATATACACCATTAACTATCCTCGATCCGTCACATTCAGCAAATGAATCAGGATAGGTGTATGCTTCCAGAGTAAAGCCATATTCTTCAGCAGATGTCATTGTAGCATAAACTCTGTTATCAGCCCAAAGTTTTGTTACTTCAGCACCGGAAGGAGATGATGTAAATCCAGTAATACCATCCCAGGCCTCACCTTTTCCATACTTGTAGTTATCATCCTGTGTAGGATCAGCATTCATCATATAGAACACGCCTCTGTCGGTACCACTTTCATAAGTACGCTCACCATCGGCGTCCCAAATAATTCTTCCCATTTTGCTACCTCCTAGTAGTAAATTGTAAAAACATCATGATTCAGTCCATTGGATACATAAGAATTATCATGAGTGCAGAACTGAAAAGTATCAAGCAGTTTATCAATAATAGGTCCTGAAGGTGTTTCGCCGATCCAATTGATTGTATATCTTGTATAAGATATATATCTTTTGTTATCGGCTTTATTTACTTCAGTTGAATTTCGGTAATATATTATACAAGGGTATTTTACCCTGTCCCCCGAAGGTGGCTGAAAGTATAAATAAACCTTACTGTCCCCGTATTGATCTGCAAGTATTTTTCGTAATTCAGCATCCAGATCTAGACGAGTCTTCCCCATCGTATCTACCTCCAATGGTTAATGTTATACTCGGATAGTCCAGATCAACAGAAGTGACAGTAAAGGGAGTATCAAGCCCCCGATACTTTACATACTTTATATTATCCCAATTACGATTCATATACATATCTGCAACGATTCGTATTCTGTTACTAAGTTGTAAAGTTGAATTTACTCTACTACTTTGATCTGACCATCTTCGAGTATCCTTCAGGAGATCTCCAACATATGGCTTTTCCTCTATTTTGGACTTAAATACACTAGGTTCGACTTCAACATCATTTACCCAGAATCCAACTACTCCAGAAAATTTCATATGCTGGACCTCCTTATTTTGAAATTTTTAGATTAAGATTCCTCATCACCATCAAGATAAATTGTAAGTGCGGAGTAGGGCTTAATCAAAGCACCAGAGAATCTCTCCTCGTACAGATATTCCTGCTTGTTGAAATCGAGGTTGAAGTCCTCAAAGAATGCTCTCTGACCCATCTGGTTTGCACCAGTATTGTAGTCAATAAGGTTAACGATAACGCCAACAAGATTCTTCTCAGCAGCACCAACTGTAACCTTTGTACCAGCCATAGGCTCAACAGTAACAATCTTCTTTACACGAAGTGCGGTTGCAAGCTCCTGCTCAGTCTTATAAATACGATGACCAATCTCATCCTCAATGAGGAGCATTTCTGTAAGTACATCATCAGTTGTGTAGAATGTAGGATTACCAGAACCCTTATAATTCTTACGAGCACGGAGAACTGCTTTAATAGTCTTCTTAGCAATAGCTTCCTCATCATCTGCTGCAACAACATTTACGGGTACCTTAACGTTAAAGAGAGGAACATCGTTGATAATAGGTCTTACGTGCTGCTCCTTGATCTTATACGGATCATCAGGTTCTCTGCCATCACCGATAAGGATTGCACGAGCCTTTTCCTCATTGAGCATTACGTTCATCTCAGACTTAACCCAAGCAACTTTGTTAAAGCCACCATTTTCCATGTCAATGAGATCATCTCTATCAAACTTCTGGAGCTTGTAGATTGTCTGGGGATCTGTTGTTCTCTTAAGCAATGTGAAGACTTCAGACTTCTTCTGATCACCCTTAATATATCCCTTTGCCCTTGCTTCATCCTCTGTGATATCAGCAAACATAGTTCTAATTCTAGAGAACGGTGTCTTATGTACGCTAGAAAGTACATCAGATACCCAGTCCATATCACGAGAAATAAATTCAGGAACGGGATTGATATCCTTGTAATCGGGGAACAGGAAATCAGGATCATTAATACCATAATCACTTGTACCGGATGCTACATCCATACCAGTTGTATCAATAGAATGGATAAGTGTTCCCTCCGAAATTGCCTCGTCATAAGCAGCCTTCAAAGAGCCACCCATTGCTTTTGCTCTACCTTCGAGCATTTTGAAATCATCGTTGTCAATTCCAATTACCTGCATCTTTGCAGCATTTGTTTCAAACAAGCTGTGCTTCACTTCATCTTCCTCCTCATCATCATTAGAATTTTTTCCTTCTTCGCGAGCAGCACCAACAAGTGAATAAAGAACAACCCGCTGCTCGTCGTTCATCATATCAATAATGTCACCTATTGTTTTCTTTTTTCCTGTTGTTTCTGTTTCAGGTTCTTTTACAGCGGTTTCTTCCGCATGCATAATTGTTTCGGGTTCTTTCATAACTTCAATCTCCTCTTTTGGATTAATAACCAAATCGTCTCCTGTGTATACGAAAGCTTCTGTGTCACCATCCTCCATAGGAATCCCATGCTGAACAGTTGATTCAATAAATGCTCCAGGATTTGCTCCAGCGAGCACCAAACTTACTTCACGAATTACACCATGGAGAACCTGATTACCAAGCTGTTCGAGATCATTAGCAAATATACTGA